GGTGATAATTTCATCATCAATTCTCAATAATCCATAAGAATCTGGCCAACCTCTTGTAGATTCAACATTTATAACGTCATCAAAAGATAAAACATCAGAAGTTAACGTAGTTTGTTCAGTTAACTCTACATTATTAAATGTCTTAGAATTTTTATACTTTACTATATTCGTTAGAATATCAATTGGTCCTGATTGATATTCTAACGAATGGTAATACTGTCTAAGAAAATCCAAAAACAATGGAGATTCTATAGATAAGAATTCTGGAATTTGAGTGCCAAGGATCGAGCTGATTTTTACTCTTTTAATTTCTGACATTTTATCTTGTATACTTACCGTTTAAATAACTTGATGTAACTACATATTGAGTTGCAGAAGAATTTTCACCAGAACTTACAACATCTTCTATAATATTTACCATAGATTTTTGGACATCTAATTGTAAATATAAATCTTGCAATCCTATGATATCATTAGATTCTGGAATTGCTTGAACTTCTATGAATCCATTTGCCAATACTGATGAGGTTATATTAACAACATCTAGTAAAATTTCTCCTCGTTTGTAATTAATTGTGCCTGCATTATTTTTTACAATAACTGGGAGGTTATTTTCTAATTTAAAGAAGAATATAATTCCAGTATTTTTGTCCGTGGATGATGCTGCGTCAGCCATGTAAATAACATCTGAAACTCCATTAATAAAAAATCCTGTAGATTTTACTGAATATCCTCCAGTTTTAATATGTATTTGATTTCCAAAACAAAGTTCATAAGTTGCAAAAGTATTTAATTCTGGATTTAAATCTCTCCTCATCCTGACTTTTGTTATGTTAGATGTAATAGATTTGTCACAATCATCTATTAATCCCACAACTTTACTATATTTAAATCTACCTCCAAAACTGTTAACATCTTTAGAATTAGAATATGCAGTTAAAGTATCAATTACTTTTGTTTTAACTATTTCTGGATTACTCAATCTATTAAGATTATAATAAACTGAAACATCTAACTCTACAAACAAATAAGATAGGTCAACTATTTCTGGTTTAATTCCTGCAATTGAATATTTTTTAATTGTATTTAAGATATTTTGTTTGGTAATCTGCGATAAGAATGTTCCGTTTCTAGGTTTAATTGATATAAAGACTTTTCCATACTCTGGTGGATCCAACTCATCTCCACCGTAAGAGTTTACAGACTCCACATTGGGGTAAATATATGGAATAAGAGATTTATAATCATTTGCAGTTACTGCCCTGTACTGAGATGCATAAACCTTAGGAGCGAAATACTTAATAGAATCCATTGGTTCTATATCATCACCATTTTCAGATTTCTATTGTGTCAGAACTAATGAAATTCCTGTAGTGATGTCAAGTAAATTATTATCCTTTAATCTACCAGAGAAAGTAAAGTTTGTAGCTCCATTGCCTAAAGATCCATTTGTAACAATATAACTAATTTCAATTCTACTACCATTAGAGGGTTTCTTTCCTATGATGTCATCCCCAAATCTAATTTCATATCTAGAATCACTAACTTCTTGAATTAAGAAAATTCTGGAATCTTTTCCAATGTTCAATAAAGTATCATATTGATTATATGTTTCAGTTACTTGATTGGTAACTTTAACTCTAATTGTTGTTGTATCTACTCCTATATTTGGTAGAATAAACCTTTGATTAGGTTGAGACTCATCTACTATAAATGTACTAGTTAAATATATACCTTCATAAATTTGAAGATTATCGAATAAAGCAATTCCATCCGTGCTTACTGGAGTAATAATATCTTCGGGTATTGAAAAAATATAATTTCCGTTTGTTACAGCACCAAGAGCTACCTGACCAGCAAGTAATTTGACACTTCTAGCATTTGTTTGACTCATGTCAATGACAAAGTTTATTAGAGCTCTTGATGCTCTTTTCGATCTTGGTAAATATCCAATATCTCTGGCGAGAGAAACAACATTTTCTCTAAGAGTAGCACTATCCAGAAACATTTCATTAACTGCCATGTTTGAGTTGTAGGCAGTTATGTAACTATTATATGCTAGTAAGTCAATTAGAACTGAAAAGTTAGAACCTTCAAAATCAAAATCGGTAAATTGACTGTTTACGCGCAAATAGTCCTTGATCTGAGTCCTAAGATCACCGAAATCTAAATTTGTAAACTGATTGAATGACATTAGACTCTAGTTGGTTGTAGTATGAAATCTACAGTTTGAGTTGGAGAAGGAATTCCAATTATAGTGTAAGCTATTCTTACATTAATTTCATTTGAATCATCAGGATATGTCACAAGAACGGAAGATAGGGTAATTCTAGGTTCAAAGTTTTTCAGTAAAGTTGTTATATTTAACTCCAGAGAGTAAGCCATCTCTGGAGTTTGCAACTCAAACATAGAATCTTCAACCCTAGATCCCAAAAGTGAGTTAAAAAACCTTTCTCCTATTCTAGTTTTAACTAGATTAATAACAGATTTTTTAATTGCATCATCATCATTAATCGAAAGAATATCATTAGTCACAGGATTCCTAACAAAAGAAAGACTTATGTCTCTAAATTTGCGAGAAATCCTAATCATTACTCAAACTAAGGGTATTTATTATATGTATAAGACCTTTTTACCACTTTTTACCATAGGTTGGCTCAGTGCCATACTCCCAATCATCGTAATCTTCATCGTTGCGAATAATTTCATGAAGATTTGTTTGTTTTAACAAGTCATGTTTGGGTGCTTTATCATGCATGACTTCAGAAATTACTCTTTTTTGAGTATTTTCATTTTTTAATGGTAATGAATTGTAATCTGTAATCAATTTTGTGGTTCCCCACATCTCTTTCATGTAATTTTGATTCCGATCCGTTGGTAAATTTGACATTTTTAGCTCCTGATTTGAAAAATCAGAACTTTTTACGGGGTTGCTATCCCGAAATGTCTTCGGTTGATGAGATTTCTACATCTTCACCAAGAACTTCTTCCAAATATTTTTCTGTCCAAAAACTATATTCTTCTGTAGTGAATAGTTTTTTACGAATTTTACTTAATTTAATTTTTGATTGACACAAAATTAAGTTAAATTTTTGATTATTGGTCTCTACACCATGTATAAAAGTGGAACTTGAAGATGTATCTTCAAAAAATCTATAGTAGGGAAACTTTTCGTTGTAAAATCTAACCCAATTTTCAATATGAGTCGGTCTCCAAAAGTGTTCCACAACAAAAATGATGACATCATGACCTGGTTCAGGCACAATGTCATCTATAGGAGTCTCTACAATTAAAGTTTTAGATCCAGAAACGTAAGGAGAAACACATAAGTGATTCTCCGAAGTGGAAATTTTTGAGATCCACTCACTTACTAACGTTTCTTTCTCCGTCATATCAACCAGCCGCTAATGGTGAGTTAGGATTTGCTTCTGGTACAAACGATTTTTTAGCTTCAGAAGCAACGTTATAACCAAAAACTTGTGCAGTTTCAGGTGGTGCTTCTGGTGCATCTGCTGGGTTTGGACCAGCCTTTGGTACGATTACTTCAGATTCAAACATCTTTCTCTAAGTTAACTGTTTTCAATTATTTAGACTTCTTACCTTTATTGGCTTTTGCCTGAGTATGGTAACCTTTGAATCTCTTGTCTTGTCTACAAGTGTTTCCTTCTTTGACGGTTCGTTGCGTCTTACTCATTTACCCTGTCCTCTATACGGCTTACGAGCCTTATTACGGCTCGTTGCAGCATATTTAGTACCGTCACCTTGACCCTGCCGACTTTTCTTCGGAGGGCCAGGAATATAACTGGTCTTACTCAATCCACCTTTTGCTTTTACAGCCATTTTTAGTACCTCACAATATGGTTTTCTTTACGCGCCCAAAAAACGCGCCGAATATAAGTTTCTAGGGTTCTCAAAGAACTCAGATAATCCGAGTCTTCTCATGTCCCACACGAATTTGTGGATGACACCAAATCTCAAAACCTGCCTTGATTGCATCCAGACAGAACGATACGTCCTCTCCGCACATATCTTGAACTTCACCAGAATCAAAGACTTGCATCTTCGGAGCAAACCAAGGATACTTCATTTCTG